CACGACGCTCTTCCGATCTCGCTTCTCAGAACATGGCGGGAGTCAAGAATGGGTGGCCAATCCATTCAGGTCGTCTGGTAGGTATCAGACGCGTTCAATATTTATGGTGTGTATCAAGCTAACAGGTTACGTACAACCGTGCACTTGGAGTCATGTACCACATCGTAACCATGTGGCACCAAGTACATCGTAGACTTCGAAAGCTAATCAACACTATTTTCTTTTATATTGTTTCTGTTTATATACAAACCTGTCTTCACGGTAGCACGGATTACTTGTGCATTTTGACACCTCAAACTAACTAAATATAAATTTACAACACTAAAACAAACTGAGCAACGAGCCAGCAATCTTACCCAACATAGGATGGATAAAGCCGGCAGCAGTTTCAACAACACGCTTGACAGTTGGTTGTTTTGCAGCCTCAGTAAGAACTTTGAAGAACTTAGCAGGTGCAACGGGACTGGATGAAGCAGATGACATGGGAACAACAGTTCCTGGTGTGCCTGCACTGATGTTAGGTCGTCCCTCAAGATGATAGACGACTTCGAGATCAAATGTAGCATTAGTGGCAGCACCAGACACGTAAACGTACGTGGTTTCAAAACCCTTTAACTTCAACCAATCAGCATTTCCAACAGACGTGTCATTCACAAATGGACCTTCATATGAATCACCACACGGACGGAATATCAATGCCTCAGGATCAGACAGCTTCGGAACAATCTCAAACATGTTCTCTGTCATCTCCATTGCACTAATAACGCGATTACCAGGATAGTTGACAAGCAACGATGGATTAGAAGATGCACCATTATATGGCAATCCCCAATCCTTCCAAGTGACCGCGGGTGTGTTGTTTGCATGGGTAGGTGGTGTGGCTCCACCAATAGTGAACTGTTTCGCCATCGCCCAAGACGATGAGGGAAACGTTCCAATTATAAATTTACCCTGTGCAGCTGTCATAGAAGATAGACCGGTGATACGGACGCCCATACCCACAATCCGGTAACTATCCATTTGTGTTTTGAAAGTTGCTGTGTCGACTCCCCAAAAGGTACCCATTGATGTATTGTCCAAGGCGGTCAAAGCTTGACCGTCTGCCATTGTGCCGCTTTGGCACGCAATTGACATGCATGGATTATTCGTGATAATTCCCAACCACTGTCCACCGCTCACGGTGCACGTTTGCGTAACTCGAATGGTACGCGTGGTAGTTGGTAAACAATACTGATCTGGAACCTTAGCTCCACCCGCACTTGGATGGAAAGGGGACGTTAATGCCAGTGCATAACGATCGACTTCGAGATCTCCCCCTGAGATCGCACGAATCGATCGATCTGTACGTGGATCGACACTTCGCTTCAACTGAACACGAACTTTCGGTGAACCCCTCTTGAGAACACCTCTTGTTTTACTTTTAATAATTTTCATAACTCACAATATACAATACGACTAAATATATATATATATAAACCGGGCTAGAAGAGATTCATGATTGGAGAATGGTGTACAGTCACCCGGTTAACTGATTCGTGGTCTGAAACCGCAACACCAAACTCTGGACTCATTGTCCACTGATCGTACCAGTTCTCTAGCAATTTCTGGTCGTCAGGAGCAATACCCCAAGCTTGCCAAAACGAAACGCGCGCCTCATCTGTGATGTCTAAGTCATTGATTGTGAGGTCTGAATGGTAAATTCGAGATGACTGTGAATAAGTTAGGTCTATCAACCTTCGTGTACAACGTGTTCCATTGCGCCTCATTGCGCGTGCAAAACTCTGCACCACTGGAACTCCACGACCTAAACTTCCTTCAGCCACCCCTACTGCCATCAACCACTTCTGCAACATCTTCATACTGTGAACAGGAAGGAGACACATTGATCCCTTCGTAACTAGAGTTTTGGGGTTCCTTACCATCTTCAACCCCTCTATGGTCCGCACTGGTCTGGATTGGCAGAACTCAACCTGTTCGAGAATATCGACAGTTGGTTCAAGCACCATCCTGAAACCTTTGCGTTCATAGAACTCATTAAACCCAGTTCTCCATTTCTGTTCATCGCGTTTGTTCATAACATACATGCAATCATCGCCATTGTTTGCTAATTTCATTTGGACACCGGTAGTTCGTTTCCAACAAAACGTGAGCGCACTCATAATAATGCAATTTCCAAGAGATGTATTCAAATCGCCAGAGGCACGTGTACCCCGCATCATAAATTTTAACTTCCCATCTCTGAAATATGCTGTGCCTCTATTGTCAAGCTGCATGCAAAGTAAGATTGCTAATTGATAGAGCGGAGGCAAAGTCTCATCCAACTTCTCAACACCCCTTCGTAACTCCATCTCTGCCCAAATTTGCACACACCGCGCTTCTCGATAAGATCGAGCGTACGGGCGCAAATAGCAGAGGTGCTCAAATAGCAAAGCCTCTCGACTTACATGCATATCAAATTTGGATGCATCACCTCCAATGGCAAT